TGCGGCAACTACTACAGGATCATAAAGACGGACACAGTGTAATGAAGAGATTGACCATACAGCAGAGACTACAGAGATTGGAGGACAAGATCAACCTGTTGATGGACAATCACCTGTCACACCTGGACGGACGTATCCGACGCAACGAATGGTTGCTATACACAATACTATTTTTCCTACTGGGCATCAGTTGGAAGATGATGTCCTAGAAACGCTTCCATAATTTAATCGTCTCGTACCTGGGCTTGGGATGGAGCACGAATCCACACGTGTGGTGCTGTGCGGTACATCTGTGCGAGTTGCCCTTGCCCATCTGTTTGTCGATGTGTCTGTTGCGGCACCTGTGGTAGCCGTATCTCAATATGATTGTTAGGAAATTTTTCAACGGTGTGTGACCTTGTTGGACAATATTGGCATAAAGTTCGAAATGGATCACACACACGTGATTGCCGTCGTTGACAGCAAAACTATTTAGTCTGCGGCTATGGTGCCACTTTTTTTCTGGACATCATGGTCCTGTGGGGCACCATGTCCCATATGTGGCTGGCCTCTTGTTTGCTCAACCACTTGTAGTGCCTGTTGCTGACTCGACATCGTAGGTCCCACTTGTTGAGTTGATTGTAGGGCCTCTCCAACAGCACCATCTGGCAGGTGTCCTTACAGGTGTGCTTGGGCACGTCAGACCTCTTGGCTTTGTTTCTTCTATATTTGTTGAATTTGTTCCTCATATTACTCCTTCATCGTTGATTATACATGATCGCACATTTGATGTCAAGAGGAAGACGTAGTCTTTACGAACTGCGTCAGCAGTGAGTAGATGAGCCTTGCTCATCTCCAAGTCCTTCACTTCGTTCAGTCCTTGTATTTCTCCTTTCATTTTCATTCCTTTCACTTTACTCCAGTCAAGACATCAGAACGTAAAAATTTTTTGATCTCTCAAAAAATCAACCGCATAGTTTATCACTTGAGTGTTTATTCCCTTGGACCGGTTGAGTCCTAGATGGTTCACACATTATCACTTGGTTATGTACACCCGTGTGTGTTCCCCGTCATGCGGGAGGATCGTTCTTTAATCCCTTTTATGAGTTGTTGTTAGTTGCCTGTTCCAGTTTTTTTGTCCAGAAATATTTATGAGTGATCAATCAGGTGATAAATATTTCTATAAGAAAGGCAACTAACAACATGATACAAATACACTACACCAAAATAATGCCCATAGGCACGACACAATACTACGACCAAACCGAGGAGGACTACCGCACACTAGGCACCACGATGCTGAACGTGTTGGGCAGGATGCTGGAGAGGCAGAATGAATTTACCAAGACACGTCACTGGAAGAAATACGTGGACCTGCTGGGATCAGAGGTCAAGTATGCCCAAGGACAGTACCTGTGGAACCCCAGCGTGTTCTGCCTCACGTCACAACTGATGAGCCAGTTCTACACACCCATGGGATCAAACACAGCGGCCCGTTTCAGCGTGCCCCAGGTCAACAACTACAACACCACCATCGCTAGGATAGTGGCAATCAGGACACGTCTGTTGAGTGCCACCGGTAGCAACATAAAACCAGCCCGCACCTTCCAGATACAGATGGTGCCCGCGGCACCCAAGACCAATGACCAGTTTGACAAACTGTTCAAGAAAGAGGACAAGAACAATGACGGAAAATGAAAAACACAAACAGGACCAAAACATGTTCGTGAGGGCAATAATCGAAACACAACAACAACAGGAGATCTATGAAAGACGCAAAAGGAAACAACAAGAGGCAGAAGCCAAAAACAATAAAACAAGAGCAGACCAGGTTGAGGCAACTGCTGAACGAACTACACCAGGACGAGACACCCGAGGTAAGTGCTGGGAGCAGACAGAGGGCAGAGGACATTCTGAACCTGATAAGATCTAGGACAGCGGAGAGCCGTGCCAAGAAGTTCCTGGACCACTTTTTTGATTATATCTCTAAAAAGATATAATTAATAGTAACACGGTGATTACGTATATACTCCTTTCACTGTGTTACTCTAAAGGCTGTGCGTGTGTTTCTATCTAGTTGCCATGCTACAATACCACGCACAGTTAAAACACACCCCCAATCAAACATTATAAATACCCTGCGTGACGCTGACATACAAACGTGCTCGTATCAGCGTCCGCATAAAACTAACAGAAAAACAAAGGAAATCATCAAATGAAACAGACACTTACAGACCAAGAACTCGCAATCATAGCCAACATCATAGACGTGGCCACACAGAAGGGCATATTCCGTGCCGCTGACATGACCACGGTTGGAGAATTATTCAACAAGATCACATCAATGTTACCAAAACCAGAGGCCAAGGAAGATGGCAAAAAATAGGGTAGAGGAGCAGTGGCTCGAGATACTCAAACAGTTCGCTGACGGCTACTGGGGCAAGGAGTTGGACGAGGCACATCAACTGTTCGACACCCAATATCCAGACCGCGATGACAAGGACTACATCAAGAAGACCACGTTCATCGACAATGCCAAGCGTGCCAAACTACAGATGCTGAAGTATCTGGCACAGGCCGCTAGCGGTGCCGTACACCCCACTGGTGAAAACAAACAGGAAGAGAAGCAACAGGCCGCTAAACTCATAGACATGGCCCAACAGAGGCTACAGAAAAAGAATGACTAATGGAGCAGAAGTTATCATTCAAGGTGTTCCTGGACACGTTAAACATAGTCAGTAATCAGACCACACCCGAAGTACACCAAGAGATAGCGGACTGGTTGGAGGAGACCGACCACGAGCCGCGTAGGATACTACAGGCATTCAGGCACGTGGGCAAGAGTTACCTGATGGGTGCCTACGTGTGTTGGAAACTGCTCAATGACCCCAACTGGACCTGCCTGCTGATATCGGCCAAGCGTAACCTGGCCCTGCGTAACTCCCTGTACATCAGGAACATGATCGAGAACCATCCCCTGCTACAGCACATGAAGTCAGACCTGTTCACCTGGAAGTCAGAGACATTCACTGTTGACAGGCCCATACTACAGTTGAACCCATCAGTGACGGTGAGTTCACTGGGTGCGTCATTCACGGGCTTCCATGCCACCATGGTTATCGCTGACGACATCGAGACATCTGACAACGTCATAACGATGGACCAGCGTGAGCGTAACAAGGAGAGGGTGGCAGAGTTTGGTAAGTTATCAAACCAGATCCTGATGTTCGGCACACCGCACCACGAGGAGACCATATACAATCACCTAGAGGACGTGGGCTACAAGATGAAAAAGATTCCAATACTGCGTACACGGGAAAAGAGATTACCAGACAGCACTGTGGAACAGGAGGAGTACCTGGCATGGCCTGATCACCCGGAAGGCATGTTCACCTACAAGTGGTTGGACCAACAGAGGTTGGAGACCACGGAGGGGGACTTCAACTCACAGTACATGCTGATACCACAGACCACATTCCAACCCTTGGTACAGTTAGAGAACATCAAATACTACAGCGACGAACTACAATGGAGCAGTATATCGCAACCTTTCGGGGGATATGTGACCAGTTGTAAACTAGGAAAACACAACATAGAGCGGATATGCGGGGCCTGGGACAGTGCCTCTGGGCTCAAGGGACGTGACAACTCTGTTCTGTCAATCTGTGCGAGGGACAGCGAGGGTAACACCTTCATACATGACGTGGTCGTGTTGAGTGCCGTTGACGTGGAGACAAAGAGTTTCACCAACCAGTGCCGAGAGATAATCCATGCCTGTGCCTATCACAAGATATCACACGTGTACGTGGAAGAAAACTTCTCCAGTGCGTTGGCCAATGAGTTGAGACGTGTTGCCAGGGAGATGAAAACGATGGTACAGGTGGTGCCTACATTCAGGACCAAGAACAAGATGGTGTTCATAGCACAGACGCTGGAGCCCATAATCAAGATCGGTCGTATGTTCGTACACGAGCGTGTGCGAGACAAGACACCTTTCATGGATGAATTACAAGCGTTTCCGCGTAGCAAACAGGATGACTGTATTGACTCGGTCAGTGAAGCGATAAGCCACTTGCCTGAATTGGCCGTAGATGTGAGCAAGGTGGCCAAGGTTTATAACCCTCTGACACGCTCTGGAACCAGTTACAAAATCAATTGAACCGGTAAATACAATGGTTGATAAAGTTATTTATATATAATAACACATACGCGTGACGCACGCGAAAAGGTTGATATATAAAAACACACGCACACGCGAAAAGGAGACAAATGAAAATATATTCAAAGATCGTTTGGGACAAAGATTTCAATATCATAGAGGAAGTGAGTTCGGAGTACAAGGGTCCAGTGGCCATGATGATGTGTTCATCACCCCCA